TGGTCAATAGCTTTTATTGCGTCCCGTGTGTTGCGTGTGTTACCAAGCGAAATGTTGATGTTCATTATGCGCTCACAACCGGGTACTGGAGTGCCTCGTTCTCGTTCAGTTTCCGAACGGCGTAGGAAATGTGGTTGAGGGATTTGGCTACCAACAGCACCGCATAGGGCTTGCTGTCGATGTAAAACAGGCTGTTCTCATCAACAGGGCAATCCATATCGTCCACAATCACCGTGTTGGTGTACGGCACATTGATGCCGAACAAGTCAACCTCTGCCGTGCCTCTCGATGCGGAAACGGACGCTCGGATGTAAACCGGGTCGGAGTAACTCGGAGTCTTTTCGCCTGTGTAGTAGCCGTTGCCATCCACAACCTCGGTGTAGCCATCGTAGAGGATGTAGGCGATTTCTTTTTTGTTCCGTTCGAGATTCCGCATCAATACATCCTCGCATAGGGCATGACTTCCATGAGTAAATCCTCATCGTTCACGCTACCATAAATCCGGCTAACGCCGTTTTCGGCGTGGGAAATCTCGCCCTCACCGCCTCGCCGCATGAAGTATCTCGCCGCCAACTTGCACTCCAATGCGTCATAGATCGCCGGGACGGTAGCCGTACCGGGTACGTTTCCGTAGACCCGGTACAGCCGCCGCAAAATTGCCGCCTCGGCATCAGACAGATACACTTCGCAGAGTTCGTCTGTCGCTTCCGGGTCGTTGCCGCAAAGCGTCTGCATATATACGATTTTAGTACCGATATCCATGTATCTGCCCTCGCTTCAGTAGTTATTAGCCGGAAACAGTAAGTCCGGCGTGGAGATAGATGCCCTTCACCTTGTTGTCAAAGACGAAGGTATCATGCACATAGCGGAAGTTCGCCACATAGCCGTTCGCATAAGGAACCTGCGCCGGGGTGAAAAGACGGATATCCTGCCACTTCATGACCTTGATGACCGCCGAAGGGTGGACAATCATAAAGTTGATGGCATTGCCGGACAGGCTATAGCCACCTGCGCCATTAGCCGCAGTAGGCTGTGCAAGCGTGATCTGCGTATTAAACCGGGCAGAAGGAACACGGATAATCCGCATATCATCAAGGTACTCAACATTGTAGTTGACATTGTTTTCGCTGTTGATAATGCGGCGTTCGATCTTCTGCTTAAGGGCGTTGTAGCAGGTAGGGGATACGAACAGGATACGGCCTTCGTAAGGGACTTCGTTATCGTCCATCTCCGCTTCAGCGGCAGAAATCAGAGCCGGGACATCGGTAGTGCCGGGGACGATGGTAGCCGCCGTGCCGGACAGGATGTTAGCAGTTCCGGCGAGTTTGGCGAAGGTGTAAGCATCCAGTTCCGGGATGACCTGCGTCCGGGCAGTTTCGGAAATCTGTGAAGCTACAAGCATATTCATGCTCTCTTCGTTATCAACCAATTTGTTATCGCAAAGGCTTTTTGTCCTCTGCTTCACATGGTTTCCCATGTGTTCAGCATATCTTTTCATCCTTTTGGGATGCCCCGGCCTCGTGGTGGGATTATATCTTTTCACCCACTATGCGTTGCCCCTGTCCTTGATTCTCAAGTCCTTCGGTTCGGATTAGCTTGCCTTTCGGTTTAGCCTTCCCGCTTAATTCCGGGGTTTAATGACGCCATCAGTTACGAAGTTAAGCTGTGCGTTTAGCGTCAAGCAGGTACGAACGTCCACGATCCTGTGTAAGCTGTTTGCTCTCCCAAGAGCCGCTCGAATTTCCGGCTACATAGCCGCCGCCACGGCTATAATCAGCCATGCCAAGGGTGCTGAATTTGTAGTACTTGATGGTATCAACGCCAGTCCACTCTACGCTCCCGGTATCCAGTACGGAAGACAGGGATTCTCTTTTGTAGACGGCATCGAGTCTCGGAATACACTTGTCGGCAAGCGTTACGTTGTTGCTGACAGGCATCGGATTGGTAGTTGCCATTGATTTCTTTCCTCACTTATAATTTTTGGTCACAGCCCAAAAATCTTGTCGAGTTGCTTGTCCAATTCGGACTTCGCCGCCCCGGAAGGGGGCATTCCAACCGAAAGTCCGGGCTGTTTGTTTAGCGCAGAAACATCAAGTGCTTTGCGCTGATTCTCGTTGAATGTCTTGATAGCGGCGAAGAATTCATCCTTCACCCCATCCGGGAGCGATACTGCCATAAGATTGGCGGTTTCGCCGTCAATTCCGGCTTCCATCAGCTTCGCTTTGTGTGTGCTGATTCGTTTCTCTGTGCGAAGAGCGTTCAGTTCTTCGAGTTCCGCTTTCCTCTGCTCGGCGGCATCCATTTCCTTCTGCTTCGCCTCATCGAGGGTGGTCTTGTACTGCCGCTTCCATTCGGCGGCTTCGCTGTTCGCCTTGGAGAGTGCGGCCTTGAGCCGGACTACTTCATCGGATTCCGCTTTGCTGTCGGCCTTGGGCGGCTCAACAACTGGCGGCGTGGGTTCTTTGCTGACGGCTTTTGCTTCGTCAATCTCTGCCATATTGTTCTCCTTTGCGTTTGGTTGGGCAGTTCCCTCTGCCGTGTTTTCTGTTTTAGAGTCTTGTCTGACTTTTACGATTTGAGACTTTCCTGTCTTCGCCGGGGAACTTCCCTCGGCTTTTATATATGTTTACTTACTGAACGTAAGAAAGCATAAGCAATTTACATCTTCTTCCGCTATTCCCCATTCGCCGGGGAACTGCGTCTGACCGCCGTTGATGGAGTAGAAGTATCCGTCAATCGGAGAGGAAACGCCATCAAGGAAGATGTGTGAATCCCTTGACGAGTCAAGCATCATGCAATGCCATGTCTTCGTCTTCGCCCCGGCCTTGGTTGCCGTGGTGTAGGCCGCTTCGTTGGAGTCTCTGTGCGCCTCTGTCTCTATGATTCTTTCGATGTCGGCTTGCGTACCACCATCCTCGAAATGTTGCCAAACCCTGTCTCGCCAAGTCTTGCCCTCTATCTTTTTGTCCACCACATCCATGACTTCATCCAAGGAAGAGGTAATGTTGGACGATAACTCCTCGTTGGTCTGCTCCTGTCCGTTGGCGTAGGCCAAAAGGAAGAGGTCGAGCATCTCATCGATGATGTCTTCGCAATCCTGTTTTGAGCGGATCTTTCCGTCTTCAAAGTGGATGCCGATGCTATCCTTCAGCGTATTCAGTTCGTCAAACGGCATCAGAGTCATCGAGTATCTTGGCAATGTTCTTGTTTGCCAGTTCTAATCCCCTTTCGTAGGTCGCTTCCCAAACATCATGCTGATTGCGCTTGCAATCGCACTTGAGGTCTAAGAAGGGAATCAACGCTTCCAGTTTCACGATTTTCTTCAAATCGTCTTCCCAAGTTGATTTCCCCTTCGACAGCACCTTTTCGTAGTGGGATTCCGGGGGAGTCCATTTGAACTTCGGAATGCCCTTCACGATTTTCTTGACCGGGATTTCTGACATATCCATCGGCAGTATCCACCCGGTCTTGCCGTCCTCAATGCCCTGCTCCCTCGCTACCGCAAAGTCCGTGGCGATGACAGGCGTTCCCACGCTCAGACTCTCAACGATACTGTAGCTATAGCCCTCGGTATCGCTTAACTGGACGAGGTAGTCCGCATCGGCGATGTAGTCCAAAATCCCTTCCACATCTGCCGGAAGCACCGCCATCTTTGGATGCACAGGCATCTTCGGTTGGTCGGTAAAAACCAACCATGTGAACGGCACTCCCTCTTTGTCAAACGCCTCGCACAGCTTTGTCATGCGGTCATAGCCTTTTTCCGGGGATAGCCGGGTAGCTGATACAAGGTGCAATACCTTCTTGGTCTTCTTGGGGGTGTAGGGGTTGTACATCGTTTCGATGTTCTTCGCCCATTCGTAGTGTTCCCGGATTCCGTTGGTTGTGTTTTCGGAAACTCCAAACCGATGCGTGATGCAAGGCTCTTGGCAGGGGTTGAGGTGGCGGTTGATGTAATCTGCATGGTAGGTCTGAATGTACTTCTCGGCCTTGACATTATGTAAAATGTCCCACCCCCATCCAAATATGAACACATCGCAGACTATCTTGTCAGCAGGGGTTATCCGCACAACCCGGCACACCTTGGCGATTTTCGCCATCTGCTGTGGATCGCCGTTGATGTAGCAAACCGTGATGTCATAGTCTTTCCCAAACTTCAACGCCATTTCGTAGCAGAATGTCTCCACACCGCCAACGATGTTAAAGGATGGGAAATATATGACATTTTTAAGGTAGTAGACCATTAAGCGTTCCCCTCTGCGTTCTCTCCGTTGTTGTTGTCCTCTTCAATTACGATGGCCTCTCCTTGTCCGTTTCCGGCTTCTTCGGCTTTGATGGCCTCGTCCGGGTCACCCCAAATAAGCTTGAGGTACTTTTCGCTCAGCTTGACATCCGCAACAGGGTCACTCGACAGGCCGCTCTTCTTGAATGCCAGTTCCGGGTGCATACCCATCGCCAACATCGTCTGCGCCGCCTGTGCCTTGCTCTGCACGTTCGCAGTTTCATTACGGACAAAGTTCAGTTCAAAGTCGATGGGCTTGATGTCGAGGATGCTGTTCCGCTTGAGGACATCAACAAGGATCTCATCAAAGTAGGCATTGCTCTCCTTGAAGAGGTCTTCGGTATTCCGGGCGGCAGATGCGGCTTGCTCCCATCCATTATTGAAAATTGCCGCTTGCCCGGTTGAATCGTATGTGCCTCTGCCGTGAGTGGTGGAAGTAGGCATGGCGCAAATCTGCATTACCTCGTCATACAGATTGTCAACGAGCGTCTGCGTCTGCTCTTGGTTAAGTTCCTCAGACAGTACCTTGAAGTCGGCTTTGTTCTCCCCAATCGAGGACAGAGCAATCATTCCGGCTTCCTTAATCTTATTGGCGGTAGTTCCTTCCTCAAACTGGCAGTTGACCGCCACGATGATAGATTGGATGAACTGCGCCACGCCGTCTGCTCTATTGCTCTGAATGTCTGAAATGGCATCCAGTAACGGAAGAACGGCCTCATATGCGCCCATATTTACCGAATTGTATCTATATTCGATAATGGGAATATGACCAAGCGTGTTGGCTTCCGTTTTCAGCAGAGTGGTGGCCTGTGTGCAGTAATTCTTCCAATCGGAAGTCTTCGCCTGTGATGCGCCGCCCTCTAATCGGAACACTCTGTCGGCGGTGTAAACATCAATCAGAGATTTGTAATCGCTGAGAACGATGTTTACCGCAAAAACAGGCTTGTTTCCGGGGCGAAGACTATACACAACAAAGGCCGAACGAGGGTCAAGGGCATACGCTTTCAGCGGAATATCCTTATCGTTCCTCGGCTCAACATACAGAGCGGCCTTTCCGACCATGTGGAACCAATCCGCAAGCTGATTGTCTGCCGTCTGCTTGCCGCTTCTGTGCAGATACTCGTTCAGCTTGTCAACCTTGCCCTTCTTTCCGGCCTTGCGGCTAACATAACTGCAAGGTTCTTGGAGCAGATAGCCGCTCTTAAACGTGGTAATCTGCTCACTTATATTGACAACAATCTTATTATTAACGAAATCGTTGTAGGTCTTAGTCCTGTTCAGCACAGGCTGAAAACCACGCCTATACCAGTAAAGGTAGTCCTCGTCCTGTACATTCAATATATGGTAGGTAAGTGCGGAATTGACCTCATCGATAACATTGTCTTCCGTGATCTCGTCTACAGTTGTATAGATATCCCTACGCCCAAAAAGAAGAGGGTTCATCGGTGCTTCCGGCACAAGGGTTGGAGTGTTGTTCAGTTCGTCTGCCATGATTTCTCCTGTTGATTCCCCTCATAACAAGAGGGCGCAGTTTCCCTTAGAGAAACTACACCCTCTGTATTATATAAAATATCACAAAACTCTCGTTTTGTCAAGTGAATTGTCTGACAATTTGCCAAAAACGAGCTGAAATTGTCAGAAGGGCCGCTTCATCACAACAGCCGTGTTGCGAAGAACCTTCGCCTGTACGAAGTCAGCAAGCATACTCATAGCGTCCGGCACATCATCGTGGCGATTTTTCCCTACCATAGAATAAGATGCAAGCATATTCATAGCCGTCCTGTACTCGGAATCGTATTTGTCCGGCGCAAGGAAAAGGAAATGCTCTTTTACAAAGGCACTATCAACTATAATGCGTGTATCTTTATTTGCCGTGGAGTATTTTGTTGTAATCTTAGTGATGCCGCCAAGTTCATTTATCTTATTCTGTACATTCTCGGCGATTCGCCCACCTGCGCTGTTGCTTTCAAACCTTGCCATTTTCACGGCATACTTGTTCAAAGCGTCAACCAAGCGAGGCTCGACTATCTCCGGGGTTTTATTATCGCAGACAATATGACAGATATAAAACTTATCCCCATACTGATAAGCTATAGGCATACAGAAATAGTCATCGCCTTTATTCTTCGTATCGCACACCGCCCAAGTGGCATCCGGGTCTTCCGCAGGGAGATCCCAAAACCGCTGAAGTTCGTCTGTTTGATACAAAAGGCCGCTACGCTCTACAGGCGTGTTCATGTACAAGGCGAGGAACGAGGCTTCATCCATCAGTTCCTTTAATTTATTGTAGTATTCGGTTGAGTAGCCAATATCGCCGCCGTAATCAAAGTTGGACTCGCCGTTTTCATCCAACGCCGGGACGGTCACGAACACAGCCCTCGGATTGTCTCCGTAGTTTTGCTCAAAACGCCCAATCGGATCTCGCACACTCCACCGGGTAGCAATGCACAAAATCTTGCATCCACCCTTTCCAAAACCACCCTGCATACGCTGAAGCAAGTCCGTCCGCACTTTAGACCACTTCGCTTCCAACCGCTCCTCGCTCATAGCCTCTTCGATACCTTCGATGATATCGTCCATGTACAACAGTTGCACGGCTCTTGCCAATCCGGCGTTGCCGCCCTGTATAGACCGAAACTGGAACGTGGAAAACCTCTGCGGCTTGTCTACATCTATCTTTAAGTCAAGGGCATTCGTCTTGACGATGCTGTGCTGTGGGAATATCTCACTCCAGTTATACTCACCATATGCATCTAAGTGCCTACAAGTTTCCTCATACATCCCTCGCAAGAAGCTACTATTGTGTGATGAAACAAGCATTCCCCTCAAAGGGTCACGCCCTGCCAAGAAATCCATGAAGAACTGCGCTATAGTGGTCTTGCCAACACCCGGCGGCATACTGATGCACAACATATCTATCTCATCGTCAGCAAGCCTCTGTAGTTGTTTCACAATCCGCAACAACTGCTTCCTTCGAGGCAGGTAAAACCGGGCGTGGGGTTCTCTGTCCCATTCCATAGCGATGATAAAGTCATCAAACTTCTCCTTCGCCGACAGAAAATACGCCGCCCTCAGAAGAGGCATCACATCTTCCCCTTCCCCGGTCTTCGCCCTTATCTTCGCAAGCCTCGCTAACCCATTCCGATATGACTCCAATAACGGATAGGTGTCTTTGGGATCATCAGCATAAGATGCTTCCAACACATCATACGCCTTGCCCCACATCCTGTTCTTTATAAACTTACTGTATACTTCCTTTACTCTCTCGTCCAATACCCCTCTCCCCCAAATCTGTAAACTGATTTCCCCCAATTATGTCAATTTAGCCAAAAGGCCGCTCACCTTTTACGGTTGCGGCCTCGCTCTAAAAGCATTTAGGGGGAATGCATTGAGAACACCCTATCTATAACACATGGCTTATACTTTGTCAAGCCCATATAAACGGAAATTTATTACTCCACTTCATTTTACCGTTAACATATCCACAAGGACAACTACTACTCCGTAGGGGGATAATGCTTAAAATTTGTTTCCGGCTATGAGAGGGGGTAATTCGCCCGGTGAACGTGTGTTCGCATTTCCCCCGTGGGTAGGTGGTAGCACTCCCGGGGATCGAGTGCCAGTATTGCGCGATTATTGCGGTAAATGTATATTTAGCGCAATAATTGACGGAAGTTGTCTGACAATTCACCGCAAACGCCTTTATTTTTACCCATACCCGCACAATTCAAAATGAACACAAGCAGAGTTGTCAGACAATTCAGACAGCAACATAATGAAGGCCGTTTGTATATCATTTTGGCCTATATCTGAAGCCCCTGTTATAGTCTGAAGCTATAACCGAATAAAGGCGGGACGGTTACCGTTTTATATAGGCATCTCTATCAATACATAATTACCAGATTATATATTATCCTTCCCAGCAGATACATACAAACGTATGCACATATGAACAGGCGTTTATATATTAGGCATATCCTCTCGCGGCACGAAGTCGATCAGCAGAGCACAGCCGAGCGCGTCCGCTATATCGTGAAGCTGGGACAACGTGACGTCTGATCGGTTTGCTGTACGGCTGATCGACGGCTGAGACAGGCCCAGAAGGCGGCCCAGACCCGCCAGAGACAGGCCACGCGCCGCCGCCGCTGATTTTATGAGACGCGCCAGCGCGTCCCGGTCTTTGATAATCATTTTACGCCTATTTTCCCCTTTTTTATAGCCAAATGCAGAATCATGCCAGAACAGGCCCAGAATCGCTCTAAAGGCCAAAATAGCGCGTTACAGGCCTATGCTCTCGCATTGTATCACTCCGGGCCGAAGGCGTCAAGCATACCCGCGGCTATCATTATACATAACAGTATATAACATGGCAAGTAATATATAGAAACTTGTATTTGACTATCATAACAGGCACTGTTATGATGTCCCCAGAAGCCGAGAGGCGAGCACCTTGAAAACCGATCAGCGACGGCCGCAACGGAATCCCGCGGCTGTCAGGCAGAGGCCGAAGCGGGAACAGAAACCGCACGCCATACCCAGCGCGGCACGCTGGGAGAGGCCAAAACCTGACAGGCACGCGAAGACTTTGGCGAGCGGGCGTGCGGCTGACGGATATTAAGAGACAGGCGGGGAGAGAACAGCGAAGCGACGCAAAGACCGACATTCGAGAGCGCGCCAAGGGACGGCCCGGCCTGTAGTGAGAGAGAATATTTTTCCTTTGAATCCCAAAGCCCCAAAGGGACGGCGCAGACAGTGCGGCGCGGTTTTACCGCGTGCCCGGTGCAACTCCGGGCCGCCTCTTTCTGGCGCATGACGCCAAAAAAATCTTGGGAGGCTTGCTATGGGAAACAGCAAAAAGGGAATCTATGAGAAGTACGGTATCAGCTACAACGGCGGGAAGATCGAAGCACCGCTTTTTGGACAAATCGCGCCGCTTCTTGTAAACGGTAACGCGAAGCTTGGCAAAGGCGTTTGGACGTGGTCAATGCTTCCGGGAGACTTCGAGCACAGCGTGACGCTGGACGACGAGTGCCGCAAAGTGCGCGGGACGTGCCCGGTATCGTGCCCCGGATGTTATGCACAGACAGGCTTTTATAATATGCCTGATGTGAAGGCCGCAAACGCGCGGAAGACAGTGCTCGCGCGTCTTTATCCTGACTTCGTGCGCCGCGCTATTCTGGCGCAGATCGAAGCGGAAGGCGTGAAGCTGTGCAGAATCCACGCGAGCGGAGACTTCTTTTCCGCGGAATATGTCGAGATGTGGCGCGAGATCGTGAAGGCCTCTCCCGCGTGCCTGTTCTGGTCTTATACGAAGAACAGGGAAGCGGAAGAAGCTTTTTCCGATCTGCCCAATATCAATATCGTGAAAAGCTGTGTCGCTGGTTATGGCTTTAACTTTGGGAAGTGCGGCTACATTCTGCGCCTCTACAATGCACTGAAGGCCGAAGGCGAAGACGTTTACATCTGCCGCTGTGGTATTGATAAAAACCAGCACTGCACAACGTGCCGCGGATGTAGCGAAAACAAGTACGTTCTTTTCATAGAGCACAGCACAGACTATCACGCGGAGGCCGATCCGCTTTTCCCGGCCCTGAGCGAAATAATCGAAGCACAGCGGCCCGCGTTTGCGGAGGCCGCAGACTAAAATCACCTGACGGAGAGGATCACGCGCGGCCCAATACCGCGCGTCAGGTTTAGCCGCGTACTGCGGCAGAGATTCAAGGGGAGGGAAACAAAATGAAGGTGAATATCACGAAGGAAACAAAAAAGGCGATCTATGCATATCAGATTGACGCGGCGAAGGCCGTTTGTGACTCGCTGAAGGAGGACGATTTCAAGCCGTCCGATTATGCTCTGATGGCGGCGAATTTTATTGCGTCTTTCTGCGACGATTTCTGCGTAATGCGGATAATCGAGGCCGACGCGCATATCATGCCTAATTGCAATTGCGAGTATAACGCCTTCTGCGACGATTCAGAAAACCTTGACGTCTGGATCGACTTCATAGCAGACGGAGGCAGTTACGGTTTTATGCGCGGCGGCGCGTATCTGTCAGATATTTGGCAGATAGGCCCGGATGAAAACCGGGTAACGCTTCGGCGGCGTATGTACGCAAGAATCGCGAAGTATACAGATTGACTTTCTGCGCCCGGAAAAGAGGATTACAAGCGGCCCGCTACCGCTTCCGGGATTCCCCGCTTTCTGCGGGAGATTTTTACAAGGGGTAAAAGGGAATGAAGAACAACAAGAGTCTGCGGAAGGCGAATCCGTCTTCTGTCTACATTGACCACAACAGCGGAGAGGCATACAGCGGGTATTATCTGCGCGTTATCTGGGACGCATTCGGTCGCTGGAAGCCGTTTGATGAATGGTTCACCAGCCAAGTGGAATCTGGCTACATTGAGGAATACGATCCCAGCGAAAGCGAGGCTTTCTGCCTTTCTGCCAGACTCGCGAAGTGGGCAAAAACAAACGATATCTACGAATATCTCAACACTGTAGACAGTGAGGAAGACTTTATCGAATCCACAGCCCGCGATCTGCTTCTGGCTGGAAAAGAGGCCGACGGAATCTCTCAGTATCTTTTTGATGCTACGGAAGAAATGGACGGTGGCTGGGAATGGTCTAATTCTGACGAGTTATTGTATGACTTGGACAATTTCATCCAAGCGAGGCGCGTCTGGCTTTCTATTAACGCAGAACACTAAACAACGCCCTGCCCGGAGGACGGAGGACGGCTCGACGCCGTCGGCAGGGAATCGGCCTTCTGGCCTAAAAATCAATTGGGGGTAAGGAAAATGGAACGTGAGTTAATTGGTTATGCTGTTTTTGACGAGGACTATGTCTACCACAAGGCAGACTATGAGTGCGCCGCTTGGTATGAAAACGTGCTGATTAAGGCCGGGAAATATCCGATCTACAGGACATCTTCTCCGCGCCATTCTGAAGACTATGACGGCTACATCCACTACAGCGGGGAGATCGTTTCTGACTACTTCGGAACGCTTTTCTGCGGATCGCCTATCGGCACATATGATGCGAGGAAGAACGCGGGGAAACAAACCTCCTTCAGTTCATTCATCTATGACTTCATGCTCGCCCGGTGCATCCTTGATAATGGTGGATATGTCTACGGAAACACGAACGAGCGGTTTGAACTTCTGCCCGGATATGAGGCGTTCTACGAAGAGTATGAATGGGACGGCGAGAAGAAAAAGCATCCCAGCATCCGCAAAACAAATTAACCAGCCAGCCCCGGCAGAGGATGCCAGACGGTTCGATGCCGTCCGGGGCTTTCGGACCTTCTGGGCCAATCAATCATAGGGGGTAAAGGAAATGTCAGTTTATTTTGGAGATGTCGAGTCCTATAAGGGGGCTGTTTTAGCAGAAGAATCGCATATGTGGATGGACGGCATGGAAGATGTCACCGCTGTTGTTTGGGATGCCTCTTCTGCTTCCATCAAACGAATCCAAGTCGGCTACTACGGCATTGACGGAACGAATCTTGCCGGGGGAAGAGCAATCATTGATGCCACGCCGGAAACGAAACACGCCGTCAGAAAGATGCTAAAAGCCAAAGCTTACACCGCCTTCTGCGATAGCGTGACGGAGTACAAGAACAGTATACACAAAGGCACGAACGCCGAAGTCATCCGGGGCAAGAAAGTAAAGCCCGGAACGGTATTAAGCGTGTTTTGGGTAGGCGAAAAGCCCACTTACCGTTCCCGGAGTTGTCCGTGGATGCACGAAACAGAAACGATTGCGGGATGCCACGATGCCGCCGGGAATAAGATTTGGATTAAGGCCGAATACCTTAAGAACATCGACCCACTCAAAAGTCCGAACGCCAAGGAACGCCGTAAGTTTATCAAAGCTTATGTCAATCACAATGCCCGGCTTCTCGGAGCATGACAACAAACATCCCGGACTTCTGCGGTTAAGCCGCCGTCTGCTCATGACAGGGAAGCCCGGCTCGGCTCTTATGAGCCAAATTTAAGCCAAAGGGGGCAAAGGAACTATGAAAATTGAAGCATCAGAGAAACTGAAAGCCACTTGCTTCATCGCCTACTACAGCGATTTTGCGAGTCCGTTCACGGATGACAGGAAGGGCAGAGCATGGAAAGATGCGTATTTTACCCTTCTGTCATGGAAAAACACATGGGAAGTGCCGCTTCTGATGGACATCGAGTCGAGCCGGAAAAGCGGTGCATATCTCCGCATGATTGTCAAAGCGAAAGACACGGAGATGGTGCGAGACTATCTGCATGACCTTGGCTATCGTGCGAACGAAAGCATGATGATTGTTGAGATTGTCGAGCCAGAATTCAACGAAAATGTTGACGAGTACTTCATAGAGTACTAATCAAATCAACCCTTCTGCGGATCTGCCGTAGCCGCAAAGGCACAGAAGGGAATCGCCCGGAAGGGCAAAATAAATCATTAAAAGGAGCAAAGAAATGAAAAAGTATCAAGTTATCGGCGGTCAGTATGTGTTCTGCAATTACGGAGAGTCTGATAGTCTTCTCGGCGCAAAGCAGATTGCAGGACGTCACCCGGAATATTGGGACAATTGGCAGGGGTGGCACAAGCCGGACATCTACCTTTCTGAGGATTGCGTAGACGGACAGGCCACGGAATTCAACTACAGGGGGATCGCCCCCAAATATGGCGCACAGCCTGTATCGATTTTTATCAATGGCAACAGAGACTACACAAAGGGTGCATGGCTCGACAGGATCGGAGCAATCGATTAACCAAACAGGCCTTGTCAGCGAATGAACAGGCGGCTCGATACTGCCGCAAGGCCTTCTGCCCAACCGGGCAAATAAAACTTAAGGAGAAGAACAATGGAAAGAAAGTATTTCGCAAACAACTACGGCCTCAAGGCTCAGATCGCCACGCTTGAGAATGGGCAGTTCTGCCTCACTCGGTATAGCTACGCCGATATGATTATGCAGAATCAGATCGTTGAGCAACACATCTGCGACACATTCGAGGATGCGCTCGAAATCATCAACCGCATCTATCGTTTGGATTCTAAGATGGAAGAGGTTGACGAAGCGGCGTTTCTCGCCACTTTCACGATTGACAGAAAAGAGGTATTTTCCCTCAATACTGGCGGTGTTGCCTATGGGATTTCCCTTGCGAGTATGCCGTGCGGAAAAACGCAGAACATCATTATCCGGGTCGGTCGGAAGATGTATTACATGGATGTTAATAAAGACTGCGATTGTGCGTGTGTTGAGGTGTACGATTACCACAAGGTTCGGAACAGCTTTAGCAAGTATGGGGCGAATCACCATTTCGTGATGTGCAAGCCGGATGCGTACCTTACAAAGAAATTTTTCGAGAGAATCGCAGAAATCCAAATCGCACAGCACATCGTTGACGAATTTAGCAGAGTCGTGAAATAAGGGGGCAACATGAGTACAGTTATCATTCTTACCCTTCTGCTTCTCGGCACATGGTGTTTGTTGCGTGGCTTGTGGAAGCTGTTGAAGATGTTTTGGGCATGGTGGTGCAAGGCCGCCGACAAGCTTATGAGTCTTCTGCGGATGCGGAAGGACGAGCCGGAAGAGGCTGTCGAGGCTGAGGCGGTTGCCCCTTCTGTCGAGGAATTAGACAGAAGCGATGAGCCGGAAAGCATCACTCTCGAAGAGGTCGCAAGGATCGCTGAGATAGCCGTGTTGAGGCACATGGTCAACTACTTAAGCATTGAAGCCCCTTCTGCCCCGGTTGCGGAAGAGGAAGAGGAAGTCGAGGAAGAGCCGGAAGAAGTCGAGGAAGAATCAGAGGAAGAGGAAGACGGCATGAGCGATTGCTTAAAGAGGGCGATTGCGAGAGCGGAAGCGGCAGAGGCCGAAGAAGAGGAAGAAGAACTACAGGATTACTTAGAAGGATACCTTATCCAACTTGAAAAGAGATTAGATGTCCTTCTGCGGAAAAAGGATAAGTTGCTTGCCCTTGGCACGAAGGAAACGGCGAGGTCATGGCGAGGCAACGAGTATGACATCAACTACACAAAGCGAGAAATCAGCGGCACGAAAGCCGAACTGAAGAAAATCAAATACGGATTCTGAAAGGAGAAAAGAAATGAAGTACTATCTTGTTAAGACAATTTCCACGGCAACAGAGGAAAACCCCAGTTTCAAGGGAAGCATCGACACATACTACTCCGGGAAAAAGAGGTACTGCCTAAAGGAACTGGTGGAAGGGAGCTACTCTCGCTATGTCGATTCGTATGACTACATCTGCAAATACAATTTGGATATGTACGGCTACAAGAGCGAGGCAATGGCAAAGAGAAGCTACAACTATAAGCACCCGGAGAACTGCAAGCTCTGGACTTGCGAAGTATCCATTGAGTGCATCGATGTATAAGAAAGGAGAAAGGCAATGACTTTAGGGCAGTTTATCAACACAACAAAGCACACGGTACAGGGCAAGGTGACGCTCTCTGTGTGGGATTTAGAGGCCGGGGATGAAATCGAACGCTTCACGATTGAGAGCGATTGTGGCCTCATCTATGAGAAAGCACATTTCAAAGGATACCTCACGAAAGAGGTAACGTACATCTTCGCCAATCTGTGCGGAGAGTTGGTCATCGAGATCGAAATCTAAAGAGGGGCTTTGCCCCTCTTTTTTTATTGCCTTGAATTGTCTATACAATTCATCGAATTGTATTCGCTATTCCTCGCACTTTCGAGAAGGCCGCTATTCGCCTCATTTTGCCGTTTTGCCCCTTTAATGCGTAATTGTGCCACAAAAGGCGCAGAATCGATTTAAGGGGCATTTCCGTGCGTTACAGAGGCATTCTCACATTTGTTATCATGCCCGGTTGTTTGCGGCTTGTAATCTCCTCGCCTACATGGCGGCAAGCACTCGGCCTTGCTCCTCAACCACTCAAAGAAGCACTCGTCCTTGAGTTCGCATTCCGGGCAGTGGTATGGTTCGGTCATTTCTTTTCCCTCATGCATGGCGCAACAAACCCCTTATAGAGTCCCTTACAGATTTCTTCCCATGAATTTTCTTCAAAGTCAAAGTTTCCGTCTTCTGCCTCTAATTCCATCTGCAATGGCTTTGCGCATTCCTTGAAATGTACGCAAAACATACAGGTAAAAAGTTGGCTGAAGAATTCTGATTTTGTCATTCGCAATCCCCCATCAAATACCCCTTAAAGAGGCAAGGAATCGGCTCATTCTCCATGTTAGATACCCACGCTTTAACAAACTCATTTGTAAACGTCTTAAGAGATATAGCCGTATCTATCGGTTCGCCGAACGGACTCCAAACCGGGCAGTACTCTTCTGAGCATTTATAGCACTTCTTGATTTGCTCTTCTAAGTTCATCTCTTCTTCACATCTCTTCCGAAAACTCGCTTTGCAATGTCTTGCGCTTCGAGGTCATCGCTCCATTCTGCGCTAATTACCGCTGAATAATCATTCGCATCCATTATCGCAAGACAGTTGTTTTCGGGGGGATCTCCTTTCCCACAAAGGATGATTCTCCTTGTCATCGCATCGTAGATAACTGTTTCTGCCGTGATGGTGAAGCACTCGCCGCTTCCCTTCGGCACGAAGAAAACCTTGTCTCTCATTTCTTCCCTTTCTTCACATCCTTAACCTTTGCATCTATTATGTCTCCGTCCGGCAGAGCGGCGGCTTCCTTCGCCAGTTCGTCAAGGGACTTCTTCCGCTCTACTGTCGAGGCCGTTTCGAGCCTCACCGCATCCGAATATCCGAACCAGTTTTTGGCGAGGAAGACCACAGTTGCGGAAGGTATCTTTCCGGCGAGGGCGGTGTCTGCGAAACTCTGATGGAGAAACTGGTAGATTCGTGCCGCCGTCCTCTTCTGCTCTTCTGAGCCAACGCCAGTTAGCCATGTCGAGAGGTCATCGGATGTGATGCCCAACCATGCCGCAAGGGCAGGGGGATTCGGTCTGAGGCCGCTGTTTCTGCAAGACAAAGCATACTCCGTTACTCTCTGTTCCACATCTGCCGGATCGTTTAGGTTGACAGGGGGGCGGCTGAGTGCCGCCCACGCATGACCGATGAAGAGGTCATTTTCTGCCCTGTTCGCCGCAACCGCCGCTTCCTCTCGCTCGGCAAGGCGCAATGCCTTTTCTTCTGCCGTGAGGGGCGGTCTGCCGCCTTTGTTCTTCTCTTCTGCCATATCTCACCTACAGTTTGAAGATATCGTCAAGGTCTTCTTCCGGCGTTACCCACTCGCCGCCCTCGGAATGTCCGGCGATGGATTCCAGTTTCGCATTCACGGAGTAGTGCGTGTACCACTTCATGCCGTCCTGTGACCGCTGATTGGTAATCTGCGCCGACTCGATTCCGACCACCTTCACCGCCTGTGGATTCTTCAGTTCTGCGGCATTGGTTGCCCAAATGTCAATCTCATCGTAGCCCTTCTCGGCCTTGACCTTGAGCAACGCCCATGCACCCTTTTTGCCCATTCCGCTCTTCAGCGTCTTAGCCGGATAGATTTCACCTACTTTCACAGCTACTGCCATATATTTATCTCCTTTGCATATTATTCATTTGTCTTGAATAAATTACAGACTCTTTCGTAGTCCTTCTGCTTGATGTCCTTGGTACTGCTGAATCCGGCGGCGATGATTTTCTGCTTCGCTTCGTCACCGCTGAATCCGGCCTCTGCCGCAAGGGCGTATACTCTCCGCATCTGCGCCGTGGTAATGGTGCTGTTCTCGTCCATCGTTGCTTTCAGATCGTTGGCCTTCTTCATAAACTGTTCGTCTTCAATGTCCGCATAGAACATAGATGAAAGGCCGGAAATAGCGAGGGCGGCGTGTACAAGGGCTCTCTTCTGCGCCTTCTTGCACATAGAATTAGCCGTGTTATAAGCACTTGCCATACCATTTGATGATTCTCTTGTATTTGCAGAGCCGTACCCACAAGAGAATAATGTGCCGCCGTTCTCTCCCGGAACAACAAGGTTGCATTTCACAAGATAATAGAAGAATGGCTCTTTCCCAAACTCTTCTATATGTTCTATCATTTCATACTGTTGGCACAGGCCGTAAGATAAGGCGAGCCGCTCCGCACCGCTCTTGAGCAAGGCAGGTTTTTTAGTCCCCGGAATCACTCCAAAGTCAACATCTCTTCTAAGAATCACTTCCCCCCTCGGAGTTGTAACCTTGTAGTTCTGCCCGGACGGTTTTGCGATTGCCATTTCCGCTCTGCGTTCTGCATCAATAATCTGTAGTTCGTTATTCTCGTTCATTTCTTCCCCTTCTTTCTATAAGCTTTCTGAATATCATATTTAAGATTTACCAATGACCACGCCACCGCACCGCTTCGGAATCCTCGCTCCTTGTCGAAGTTGTCAAGGGATGCGAGGCGGTAGCTTCCGTCCGACTTGAGGTGAAGGACATAGCGTCTGATGACTACATCCTTGCCCATCCAATCGTCATTCACACGCCACACACTCTTGACCATCTCCGGCGTTCCGTCCATCTGTTGCATAGCATCGATTGCGTCCCTGTACAGGATGGTCTGACAGCTTGCGCCGATAAAAGCGTCCGTGGAGAGCGAGGCGTAGGTCTTGATGTCCACCACGCACGGCTTGCCGTCAATCTTGCCGTAGCGGTCTACTGTTCCGGCGTAGAGCGGATTGTCACCTATATATCTGACATATCCTACTATCTGCTCTATACTCTCCCACTTGGGCGTGTAGTCTCTGATAAAGTCAAAGTACGCTCTGACATATCCTTCGATGCTCGGATCTACTTCCGGGTCGAGGCCGTAGTCGATAGCCTCACACGCCTCATGCACCGCCGTTCCCCTTGCCGCCGCCTGTGCGAGGACGGATTGGTTAATGTCTTTGTATCGGTCTGCCGATAGGGGTGCAAGAATCTCTGATACGCTCGGAATGACCACGCCGCCCACGGAGTATTCGTGCTTGTCCTCGTTAAAATCTATTCTCATTTCTTCCCCTCTTGGATGAAGTCTCGCCGTTCCTTGCAATAGGGGCAGTACATAGTTTTAATATGTCCGTCCCCTGTCATCTTTCCCTTCTTCTTTGCGGCGTACATAGTCTCGCCGCACGATGGGCAACGGAACAGCCGCATCTCAAATGACTTCCGGCTCGCCATTCTGCTTCTCCGGCAATCTGCCTGTCTGCTGAATGAGGTTCACGGCGATTCCGATGACATGGCCTGTCGAGCCGTTGCCGCCCATCTGAATGTTGCCGTCCTTGTCGGTTACGGCAAAAACAAGGGCGCACCCATCTTCTGCCGAAAGTTCGCCGCTCCTCGTTGCCTCAAGCACTCGCTCGATAGTCAGCGGAGCTTCCACCACCTTGACTTCCGTTTTCGGTTCTTCCACAACTTCACTCCCTTTCTTGTTGAACAGTTTCATTTCGTACCTCGCTTTCTAATCTGTCCCTCTCTAACCGCATCATCAGAATCAGATCGATGTCCTTCCTCGCCGTTTCGGCTCTTACCAATGCGGACTCTATCGTGTCCAACCACTTCACTTTCTGTTCGTAGGTCATTCACTCACCCCACAGAATCGGAAAGATGCCGTTCTTTATCATCGCAACGATGCCCCACACGAACAGCACCGCCATGCCGATGAATGCCAAGATGGCAATCAGCAGAATCAACGCCATGAAGAAATTCACAATCTTATTATCGTCTTCCATCCCTTAACCCCATTGCCAAGCTTATAGAGTGCTTAGTAAATTCCATTGCTTGTTCGTCAGTAAACCCGGCATCAATAAACGATGTATACATTATCTTAATGGCTTTTGCCGCATCCGCTAATTCTGCCGAATTCACATTCGTGCCGTCATACTCAACCGCCAACACCAGTTTCGGTTCTTTCTTTTCCATCACTCTCTCCTCTCTTCTGCACAAGTCACCTCGTTCCATGTTGGCGTGATCTTATACCAGTTGTCATTATGCGCCGGGACGGTAATGGTCTGACTAGATATCTTCGGGCTTTCCTCTTCGTCCACCATGTCAGACAGTCTGTCTGCGATTGTTTTTAACCGTTCCTTGTAGTCATCCGGGATCCCATTCCGGGCCATCAAGTCAAGCTCTCTGCATATCTGCCCCAATTCAAATGCAGTTTTGATATTCATTCTTCTCTCCTCTCTCCGTTTGCGCAGAACCAATCGTCTTCCGGCTTCCATGAATACCAACTATCGGCACATACGCAAGGGCAAGGCGAATCCCAACTTCGGTTCTCTCTATGCTTACAATCCTTGCACCTAACTACTTCGTTTACCATTCCAGTTGATCTCATTTGAACCGCATTTTCCTTATCGTTCCAAGAGACAACAAGGCTGTTCTCCGGGATCTCGATGAGTGGGCATCTATCCATTCTTCTTTCACGGACTGGGAAATTGTATCCTCTTTGTTCTTCCGTGATTCTGCACATCGGATAATCCGCATAATCATCCAATGCCCAACAATCATCACATCGCTTCGGCATCTTCATTCCCTTAATCAGTACGCTCATCCGTCCACCTCATTTTTGCTTCCACAGTGTGGGCAATATGCTGATTTGTGTTCCGCACACATAGCGCACTTAGAGCATCTATTTTTATCACCCCTAAATACAACAATCATGCTTGGGAAAGGTGCATTCCGTGTGCCACCACCGAATCGGATACGTCCCTTAATAAACCGAATCTCAGTTTTACCATAAATGTATTCATGAAACCACTTTGTATCAGTCCGTGCCGGAATCAGCATAACCACGATTGTTTTCGGTTTCTTTGATTCTTCCGATGCCTTTTGAACCCACTTTCCGATCTGCCGCCCATACGGAGGATTACAGAACACGCTCTGTCCCCCCCCCAATTTTGGGAAAGCCCATCATCCGCACGAGAGTAGTACCGTTCGCACTTATGGTTCTGCTCGTTGGCACATGGGTCAAGCGTAAAGTGGAACGCCCTGTCGAGGCTGTCGAACAGGGCCTGCGGTGTTGCCCATTCGTCCGTTGCGGAGGAATACATACCGCTATTTATCATTGTCTTCTCCCTCCATCCTCGCTCCGCAGTTAGGGCAAAAGTTATATGGTCTGTCTTCACTGCGTTCCTTTCCAAATCCGCACAAGCAACACCATACTAATCCGTCTTTATCACAATTCCACTTCCCATGCTTCACAGGGTCGATGGTAGGAGCATCTTCCAAATAGCCTTGCATATCATCAACAGCACACGCTCGGCAAGGTGCATCGCCAATCTGATATATCGTTTTCAGTTTTCCGTTCTTGATTCCCTTGCGCTTCTCACATTCCTTGCAAATCCTTTCCTCAACTTCCGCAATCAGCGCATCTGCATCAATTAGTCTCATCCGTCCACCGCTCCTTCCCAAAACAGCCGCCGTTCTTCTCCCTGTCTGCACTTCAAGGCTTCGTACTCGCACAGGCAGTTCTCGCAGATATCTTCTGTTATGTTCGTTCCACGCAACTCCTCATACCCCGGTTGGAAATTGTATTCTTCCGTCCGCATATGAGATCCGCAACGCTTGCAGAACCATTCTATCCGAATCATATCTTTACTTTCACCCTACCACGCTACCCACAGAAGGTGTAGCGGCATTGCTTCCCAACAGTTCCATCCCTGTTGCGTTTCCCGGATGCACTCAACGAGTGATGTCAAGGCTCTTAGTGCGCTGTCTGTGTTGCCCCATCCGTTCGGCGAATTGTACTGCTTGTAGGCTTCCTCGTTGAATTGTAGTTCGTGGATCCCTCGTTCAATTTTCGGAAGCACCTCGTCTACCCGGTAGAACGTGCCTTGCTCGAAGTCCCAGTCCATACATTTTCGGAACATCGTTCCGATGTTGTATGTTGGACTGTGGTGTTCCGGCATTGCGAGGACAGGATAGTATGTCTTGTCTCCGTCCTCAATCTTTACCGCAAGCCTCAGATCGTAACTCATTTTCTTTACTTTCCCCCTTTCGATTGAACAAAATTGTAAAGATTTTTTGAGCAGTTTTCTTCGTGATTTTTGTGCGTTTTCCGCACTTTTTCCGTGCCAAAAACCAAGCGAATCCGCTTAATCCTGTGTCACCTTGATTTTCTTTACCCCATCGGTGTAGTAGGTCATCGTTATCTCGGTTGTTGTCTGCGCCGTGGGAGTCATCAGCTTTTGAACAGGATAGCCGCCATAGTCCAAGAAGGACGAGGCCACCGCCACCACGAACTGCTTCCGCAATACCGCACCATGCTCGAAGACCAACTTCGCCGCCGGGAAGGTTAATGGCTTGTGCGTGTGGCCTGTTATGAGGCAATCGATTCCCTCTATCGCCATGCCGAAGGTCTGCACCCGGTTCGCCGATGATCCGATGTACTGACCGCCGCCGTTGCCATGAGTGATGGCGAATGACCACTCGCACCGCTGTTTGTTCCGCTCCTTCGAGGTATCGTACACAAGCCGGACTTGCATAAAGCAGATGTTGGGGCGGTACTTGTCTTCGATGCCCAAGTGGAGCATCACATCGTACAGGGGGTCTTGGTCAACTTCCCTCGCCGTGCGCCGTTCATGGTTGCCCCCCACCGCCGCAAGGATTTTTGGTGCTAACGGCTTTAATTCGTTCCGCAACCATTCCTTTTGTTCGAGCGGCGATGCGGTAGCATCGTACACATTTGTCAGCGAGTTTTTCAAGCCGTTGTCAATCAGATCGCCAACCAGTACACAGAAGCAATGAGGGTCATCTTGGATGCGCTTAAGCGTGTTTGTCCACCTTACCTCGTTAAACTCCTTGCTTCCGTAGTGTGCATCCGCAAGTGGGATGATTGTCAACTGCTTTTCCGGGTGGTCTTCCACTCTCAGCCTGTTTACAACCGGGATAAAATCGTTTAGCAACTCAGAATACCTCTCTCAACTTTTTGTCTATATCTCTCAGTAACTCCGGCGTTGCCCCCTTCACCTCGCCTATTAGTCTAAGCACATCGTCCCAATCGGCCTTGACTTCTTCAAATTCATCTTCCGGGTTGCTGTGCTTCGCCGCCGCCTCGGTCTGAACCGAATCGTAGATGGCGTTGCATCCGTCCTCAAAGCCGCTCCGATAGATGCTTGCGATATACCGCTCCATCTGCTTGCGGTCAAATCCCTTAATCGCCCGGTGCTTTTCTCTCGACAGGATACCGCCGTTCACCGCTTCCTCAAAGGCCACTTCACTCACCGAAAACATCAGATCCCCCTATATATCCAGTTTCATCTGCTCATACTTCTGCATAGCTTCTTCGATATGCTTTTCAGCGTCACGCAGATGGCTGTCAGCTACCTTCACATGGTCGAGTGCGTGTTCGAGCATATCCAACGCATCCCTCATCAGCAGATCGTTGTACTGCGCCTTGGTCATGACATCAATCATAGGATGCCCCCATTCCGAAGGTAGTCGATAATGTCATCGAGACTGCCGTCTGCGTGGCATATGCTATTGCCGCACTCAATCCAAATAGTATTGTCTTCCCCTTCTTCGATGTATCGGATATTGTCCGTGTTGAAGAGTGCTTTCCTTCCTGTGGTCAGATTAACTATCAACCACCGCTTCCGTCCGTCATCAATACCTGTCATTCAATTCTCCCCCTAAAAATCCGTTTATCACAATTACAACTTCAGTCTGTGGAACGCTCCTCGGCTCGGCAGTAACCGTATAGTCGATCGACTTAATTCTGCCATGCGCTTTCGCATCTACAAGGTCTTGCAGAAACTCTTCCACCGTGTCTTCCCATTCCGGCTCTATCCATCCCCAAACCAACATTCCCCCTCACTTTCTGAGCAACGCTCCGTAATCCAGTTTGCTCAACTGTGCCTTGTAGTCCGTGGTCGGTTTCGCAGACTCGGCTAACTTCTGTTTGTCTCTCAATGCCCAACCGCTCACAGCAGACTTCCAGTTCGCCATCTTGTTCTTGCCAACCATCCAACCCTTGCTTTCATAAAAATTCCAAAACTGATCGGAGTCGAAATTCTTATAGCCTTTTTCAACGGCGTATGCCTTGACATCTTCGATGGTAGGCGGCTTAAAACCAACTGGCTTTTCTCTTTCTTTTTCTTTCTCTTTAGTTACTGTTTTAGTTACAGTTACAGTTTCAGTTACAGTTGGCTTTTTTGGGTTTTGTTGGGTTTCCGAAAAACCCAATGGGTTTTCGTGGGTTTCTTTGGGTTCGAGTGGGTTTCTCGGTCTACCGCCCTTAGACCCATTCGCCCTGTTCCTCTCGCAAACCTTCGCATACCGCTCTTGCGCTCTGTCAATGTCACGCTTGATAACTGTGTAGGCGAAGTCTAAAAGCCTGTCCTCGAATGTTGTCTCTTCGCCGGAAAACGCATATTTGGATGCCGCCTTAAATAACATTCCGGCTTCCTCATTTTCGAGCCGATTAACAAGGTCTGCTGTCTCCTTGTAAATCATGAGGCCGTCCATGCGTTTCTCCTTTCTTCTCCCTTACTTTTTCTTCGAGCAGAGCCATGAGTGACTCGCTTTCGATCCGTCCGTTCGTGTAGAATTCCACAGAGCCGTTTGTCAGAAATCTCCGGCAAGAGCGGATGTCTGAGTTCCGTTTGTCAACAAGGCTTGTCATCGTTTGCCTGTAGAACTTGCAAGCAATCATGTACTGATAGGTCGCTTGCCGCATCGCCTCGGCAGAGTCGGCGTTTTGCACGGACTCCCTTGCTTTCTCCATGTTGTGCCACCACGGACGATTAACTGTCATGGTTGTGGCGCATTCGATTACTTTCAGCAAGAACTCTCGGCACTCATCCAAGGAATCCGGCTCTTGCTTAATCCGCTTGCGGACGATATCACACGCCGTCTTAGCCTCATCAAATATCTTCTCGGCGATGTGCATCTCGTCTGTGTAGTCCTTGCGGCTGTTGTAGATGACATAATCCTTTGCCGCCCGGTAGACCACATTTGCCGCCAACTGCTGATAGGCTTCGTTCACGTTGCCCACATCAACGAGGGTGTATTCCTTCTCTTCTTTTACAGCCATGCCGCCTCACCCTCTTCGATTACTATTTCCGTCCGGGGATTTTCTTTATCGTAGTGGACATGGCTTCCGTCATAGGATGCCGCCACGTTGCAGTTGTCATCGGCGATGATCCCTGCGGCAACGAGCGTATCCAAACAGGCTTCCTCTAAGTTAGTCAAATCCACTCGCCGCCTTGCGCCCATGTAGAAGTCCATCTTCACGTTGATGGGGTAGTCGATGGGAGCGGAGAGGCCGTTCCGCACAGCTTGAAGGTTAAGTTCCTTCTTCGCCTTCGACTCGTAACGCTTATATGCCGCACTCGGCATAACGAACGGCCTTCCTGTCTTCTTGTTCGTCAGAATCTGCTGAGAATTTTTCTTTGTTATGGGCGGCAGTTCGATTGTGAACCGCATCATCATAACGCCACCTTTGCCCCTGTCTCCTTGATGAGGTACACCTTGCCGTCAAGAGTGCGGACATTGATAGTACTCGACTTTCCGAAACGCTTGATGGCTTCCTTGAGTGCGCCGTATGCCGATGCGGCGTTAGCGTACTCCTTCTCTCCGTAGATTACCTCGGCAACCTCGCCGTTCATCCGCTCGAACTCGTCAAGGATGACGAGCAGTTTTGTTCTTTTAAAGAACTTCTTTCCCTCTTCTACTTTCTTGATGTCCATTACACATCCCCCTTTAATATTTCTTCCAACATCAGTTGGTCAGAGTCTTCCAAATCTGCGATTGCGTGTCGCAGAGGTTTCAGTTGGGCAAAGATCCGTTTCGCCCTGTTCAATGTCTGCCGATACTGCTTCTTGTATTCCTCAAGGTTGTCCGGCAGATAGTATCCTCGTCCGTCTTGGGCGTTGGCAATGCACACGCCCTCAAGTCTCGCATAGGCCACGGCCTCTCTCATCGTTCGGTCATCCATGCCCATAAGCACCGCCAGTTGTTCCCGGCTCACCGCTTTCCCTTCCCCACGGCCTAAAAGGCAAATCAAATGCTTTGTCCTCTCCGTCATATCGTCAACCACCTCTCAATCTGCTTATATTCTTCATAAGGCAAGTCCCAATACATCACAGGCGGCTTGTCCTCAATCTCTTCGCCGCAGAAAGGGCAGTAGCAGAAGTCATGAAAAGCCTTGTTGTTATCTGTGGAATATCCGATGTGCGAACCGCAGTTGGCGCACATATATCCACCTCTTCCATCACGGATAATGTATGTCCCTTCCATCGTTCCCCCTTCTCGGTCATCCCCACCTATGACCGCACTCGACTTTTGCCGCCCCTCACCCGGTCAGAGCCGGATGCCTACCCTGTGTTCTCCCTTATTCAGTTGTGTCGGTCTGTTCTCTGTCTCTTGCCTCTTGCAAGATGCCCATCAGATCGCCCTCTTTGTTGAGGTGGCGCATCACAACATCTTTCGACTCGGATGTGAAGATAGTGCCGTATCTGTGGTCGATTCCGTCCGTCAACTTGCATCTGCCTGTGCTTACGCTTATGTAGCGCACTCCGGCTCGGTCAGCCAGTTTGTGGAGTCGCAAGATGATGTCTTCCAACTCTTCCTCGATTTCGAGGTCTGAGTATCTCTGTCTGTATGCTTCCATATATTCCCCCTTAAATTGTTTTCCGTTGAAGGGCGGTTTAACCTATGCCACCGCCAAGGTACAGGAGACTCCTTCCGTGCATCTTGTGTGGAGTACACTCTTCTTAGGAGCGGTTGCCCATCATGCCATCAGCAACCGGGAGTGCCACGGATGCTCCGCTTGAAAATGAAAAACAACTTGTCGCTATACAAGTTTGACAATAAACTCGCCGATCCCCCGGATGAGTCCGACTAACTCCATCCATCCTACGCATCCGGCTACAAAAAAGAGAGCAAGGTTGCACACGCCAAAGTATTCGTCAGCTACCCTCTCTCCAATACTCATTTTCTTCTTCATGTTCTTGATTCCCCCTTTGTTCATCTTTTTAAACTTCTGTGGTAAAAAAATAATGTCCGATTCTCTCCTGCGGAATTCCAAGCAACTCGACCGCCCTATAGATTAGGTCTGCGTTCCATGTAGATTTACCGTTCAGCATCATTGAGATGCGCTGATTGGAAACATTCATGGCCTCTGCGAATCTGCCGTAAGTTCCGTATTTCCGTTTGATTAGTTCTTTTAACTGTCCGAAATTGTACTCCATTATTTATTCCTTTGGGTGTTCATCTTTTTGAACCGACCCCAATATAACACACGCCCAATATACTGTCAAGCACTTTTTTTTAAAAAATTTTAACCATTTTTCACCAAAGGCTGAAAAGCGTGATATAATCTCATAAAAGCAAGGAGCGCAATGCCATGAGAAAGTACAACTTGAGGGAAAAGGAAATTATCCTCGGCACTATAGGGAAGCGGATAAGAACCGCTTTAGAAGTCAGAGGGATGAAAGCAATCGACTTGTCAAAGGAAACAGGGATGTCCAAGTCATCCATAAGTCAGTATATGTCCGGGAAGAACGATCCGAAGCAAGACAAGATATATGCTATGGCAAAAGTCTTGGATGTTAATCCAGTTTGGCTTATGGGATTTGATGTTCCGATGGACTCGGTAGTGGCAATCGAAGTGACAAAGGAAGAGCGTGTTATGCTTTCCGAAGTAAGAAAACTGGATGCCGCCGACCGCAACAAACTGGAAGGTTTTCTTTCCGCTTTGTTGGCGGCAGACAAGTATGCGGAAAAAAGAGGGGTATGCTGATACCCTTCCGTAGGATGCCCCTGTGAGGCCGAAATTTGCCCCTTAAAGCCATTCTATATATCTTATTGAGGAATTAGCCATGAAAGCAAGAAAACTGCCGTCCGGGCGTTGGAACATACAAGTATATATTGGCAAGGACGATAAAGGCAAGCGCAAGTATAAGTCTATAACAGAAGATAGCAAGAAGGAAGCTGAGAAGAAAGCCGCCGCAATTGACTCATCTCCCCGGCATATGACTATATTGGCTATGGTGAATGACTATATTGAAGCCAAGCGGCCTGTGCTATCTCCGAATACATATAGGGGATATAAAGGTATAGTAGAAGGTGGATTTGTCGGAACACTTTTTTCGGAACTTCCGATAAATGTTGTCCGCAATACCGATGTGCAAAGGTGGATTTCTAAGGCCGCTCTGACCGCATCGCCAAAAACTGTGAAGAACTACTACGGCCTGTTCTCGGCGGCGTTGGCGTTCTACTTCCCGGAGAAGGTCTTCCGGGTGAAGTTGCCGCAAGCCAAGCCGACAACACTCCACACCCCCACCACCGCAGAGATAAAGACGCTACTCGAAGCGGCAAAGGAACGGAATATCGAACTATACAAGGCAATCCTTCTCGGAGCGGTTGGGATGATGCGGCAAGGCGAGATTGCCGCCCTAACCGCCGATGACATAGACTTCGAGGCGCATTCAGTACGCATCAGCAAATCGCAAGCGTATGTGGGCGAAAAAAATTTTGTCATCAAACAGCCCAAGACCTACTCATCCGTCCGCACAATCTATCTGCCGCAGTTCGTGTTGGATGCCCTGCCGAAGGAAGGGAAGGTGGTTGATCTAAATGTCTTGCAGATATCGTCCTACTTCCAAAAGCTGATGGGCAAGACCGACCTTCCGCACTTCCGATTCCATGACCTTCGTCACTACGCCGCATCCATCGCCGCATCGTCAAGTGTGGGCGCATCTGCCGCAAGTATAAGACAAAGGGGCGGTTGGGCTTCAGATAGCGTGATGAAGCGAGTCTACATCAATCAGATTTCAGACGAGGTGCAGAAGGACAATCAAAATCTCAATACTTTCTTCGAGGAGCAGTTCAATGGAAAATGAGCGCAAACGGACAGACTCGTTCAGAATTCGTTCAGAAATAATTTATTCTATGCAGAAAAATTTGTTAAAATTCTGTATAAATGCGGTGGTTGGTGCAAAATATGCACCTACCAAAAACGTGCAAATATGACGCTATTTCAACATATTCTGCTATCGTTTATAGGTAGTGCGGTCTGAGGGACTCGAACCCTTATACGAAGTGCGAAATTCGTTGATATAGCGTCATATCTGACTTGCATATAAAAATTCGTTCAGAATGGTTTTATGCACGGCTGTCACGGCGTTGTAGAAAGGAGAAGACCAACGCTTGGTTTCCACAGTTTTAGCGCAAGATTGTTATACTTTCTGTGCCGATTACTGAACTGGTTTTACATATTTTCCGCTTGCCCAACCACGTTTGCCGCAATATATGCAATCGTACCATGTGGTCGAGCCGACTTTGGTGGTGTTGCCTGTGAGGTAACAGACGGCGTTGTAGGGGATGACTTGAATCTGTTTGCCATCTGTTCCGGCCTTTTCCCTCTGCCACACGTTCCCTGTGGTGATGGCCTTGGGCAAGTCAGTTACATACTTGTAACTAACAAAACCATACACGCCGCCAATCTCAATCTGTTTCCATCCGTTAGAGGCGGTGGAGATGATATTGACGATGTTGCCGGGGTGAAGCACTTGGATGACCTTGTAGTCTGTGCTTGCGCCCTCTCGCATATTGCAAGCAGAGCAGTTGCCGATTTTCGCCGGGGTTGTATCCTGTGTGGGGTCGGTATCCATACAGATAGCCATGTGACCCCATTTCCAAAACAGATCCCCACGCTTGCAACCGCAAGCTGATTCAAGCAGAGTCTTGTCGGTCAACTGGACGAACGCCCCTGTGTTGCCCAAGATGTTTGGCGCAGTAGAGGTGTTCATGGTTCTCAGTTTCGGTTCGTAGACTCCGCTGAAGTACACGCAAGCCCCGGACAAGGACGAGCAATCGCAGTTCACAGGGAACGGAATGTCCCAAGGGTTGACCTTTGCCATGTTGTTCAAGGCATCGAACAAGCCAGTTCTCGAAACATTGCCGCCCTCGACTTGCTGTCCGTAGCCAACCTTGCTTCCGTTCGCAACGATCTGATAGGCCAGTTCGGCGATGTGGTTGGCAATGGCGGTATCCTTCGCCCGGAACACGGCTTGCCAACCGCCGGAGTAAAACGGAATCACATTCAGTTCGCCGTCAAGGTTTCCTTCCGGCTTTGAGGCGGTAACTCCTGTCCGCAACTGGTTCGGCGGCGTACCATAAGCCGTTCCAGTTTCGGACGAGGCCGCTTGAGCGAGGCGAATCATTCTTCATCCTCGCTTTCCACATCCGGCTGAATCTTGGTAACGATGGAGCGTGTGGAAAAATACTCGGAACTATCATGCTCCAAGCACACCCCAATAAAAGCCACCGCACCTGCGGAGATGGTCATGACATAGGGAGTGAGTCCCCAGTTGAAAACCTTGTCGATGACCCCATAGAAGGTAGTCAGAGCAGGTATGAACCATTGTAAAAATCGTAAGCTATCATGTAGTTTTTTAGTCATGGGTGATAGTCTCCTGTTCGACAGTCATATCATTGATAGCCATATAAATTATTCCTCCTTATTTACATTATGTTTGTCCAAGGAAAATGTTCAAAAACGCCCATAATTTACGCTCCTTTATAGTTTAACTGGCATCATACGTCAAAACGCCGTCTGCGGTTGCAGAAATAAATGTAACAGGATTTCCCGGTTCAAGTTCAATCTCCGCTCCGTATCCGTACCCACTTTCTGTATATGATAAACCAATAAGCACGGTAGTCGTAAAACTCGAAAAACCTTCTTCTACAACAACACTTTTCACAATCGGAAGTAGGCCGGAGTTTAGTGCCGTTAAGATTTCGTTATATGTTTTATCAAGCGTTCCGACGTCATTTTCGTCAAATGTAAGAGTGATCCAGTAAATTCCCCCTCCTCCACTCGGATTAGCTGCCGCCCATGAGCCGCTGACTACTGTTAGCACCTTTCCATTGTCATCGGAGTCAACTTCCGGCAAGTCGGAACTGCCGCCACCGCCGCCGCCACTCTGCCCGGCGTTAGTGAAATCCCAAGTGCCGTCCTCGCAAGTGATGCCGCCGATGGTGTACACGCCGTCTTCAAGGGAGATGTCATCGGCCTCGATAGCCGCCGTCTTGCCGTTGTTGGACAGCCACACGCTGATATCGTGGGGAAAGATGGGCTGACCAAGGGTGTAGTTGTAGTCCGCATAGGCCTTGAGGTACTCAAGGTTGTCCATTGATTCCTGTGTTGCGCCGTCAGCGGTCAACTGGATGAGCAGACTCTTCTTGTCAGCAACGCCCTTGTAATCGTTGCCGTCTGTCACGCCGCCGCCGACTTTCCAAACGCCGTTTGCTTCTCGTTTAATTCCCATTTGTTGTCTCCTTTAATGTCCTTTATACCTCTACAATTGCAAGCATAGGAGCATAGGCATAGTAGTTACCGCCTCTGCCTCTTGCGTAGACTCTCAGCTTTTGATTCGCCGATAATGTTACGTTGGTCAAGTGATTGTTTTGCACATGGTTTGACCATGATGTGTTTTCCGTACCATACGCCGTGCCGTCAATGTAAAGCCGTGTACCCCATGTGTAGGATGAGGATGTATTCGACCGCATGGCAGACCAGTATATGTCATATTTCCCGGATTTTGATACGGTAAGTTCTGAGCCGACAGCCGTAAGAGATGTAGCCGTAGTCCTCGTTGTGCCTTGGACAACTTGTGCGTTATTTGAAGTGCCACCGCCGCCGGAGTAAGTGCCAGTAACCGATGTCACGCAATCGGAGTCAGACGCATCGCCCACTTGCACAACCACGCCGGACTTGATGTTGTCTGCGGTAAGGTTGGTGGTGGTAACGGCGTTGATGGTCTGAGTGCCTGTCAAGTATCTGCCGCTCGAAATCGTCTGATTGGACGATGACGGATGGATGGTCTGAGCGGCCTGTGTAGTGACGGATGCGGTGAGGGATACGGACGAATTGGTAGCCGTGCCACTCGCCACATATCCGGCAGAAACCACAGGCGTGACGGAGACAGTTTTGGTCAGCGTCAGCGTGTTAGTTCCTGTGCTTACTGTTGCGCTCGTTCCGCTGATGGAACTCGGCGCAGAGGCACTACCGCTCGGCATGGCGTTTACCACAACAGGCTTGTAGCCGTCCACGCTTGCGCTGTTGAAGGTCTGCTGTGAGGTGGTCGGCGTTACTGTCAGCGAGTCAATGGTTGGAGTGCCACCGCCGCTACCAGTTCCCTCAATGAGTGTGCCGTTCACATAGGCGTACTTGCCGGACAAAATGTCGGAAGCAGAGGCCGCATTGCTTGTGATGGTTGTATCATCAAACTGCGCCGTGCCGCCGCCTGTTTTAGGGAGCAGAACTGATGGCACATTGCTATAGCTTGCTCCCCATAAAGAGATGTTCTGTGCCATGTTCGCTCCTTTAGCTGATACTAAGTACCTTTGTGGTCGAATTCTGCGAGATCGTAGGCAAAGTCAACGAGCCGCCCACGCCAAGGATCGATTTGCCGGACAAGATGTTCCCGGCAACGCAATCGCTCACGTTCGTCAGCGAGACAGTGCCGCCGGAAGTGTATCCGGCAGGGATGGTGTAAGTTCCGGCCTTAGTGCCAATAGTGCCACCAGTGGCACCATTGTTAGCCATGTTGCCGCTGATGCTACCAGTAGAGGAAAAGGCCGTCTTGCCTGTGAGTAAGTCCCCTGCCGCCGCATCGGCATCGCCTGTGAAGTAAAATTTCGCCGTGCCGCTTCCGCTCTTGGGGATATCGACTTCCGGCACAGAGGCATAGGTCACACCATTTATGATTACTGAGGGATTCGCCATATCTATTCTCCTTTAATTACGATACAGTAAGTACTTGTCCGTTCCATGTAATGAGGCCGTAGTTGGGTGGAATGGGGACATTGACATTCGCTTCCGCAAAAGTCGAGACATTGTAGAGGCCGTTGGATGTGATGTCGATAGTGCCGGATGTTGATGTCCGTCTGACATCCACAATCGCCGTGGCCTTTAGCGTCTTTCGTCCCACATCTGCGCCAACAGTTGGACTCCGTGAGAGTGAGGCCGTTGCCTCGATGCCGTGCTTAATCATAGGCTACTCCTTAAGTGCTGACTTCCGGCCTCTGCATAGATGTGGTTACATAGACGAGCGGCAAGCGAGTGCCAACGATATCGTCATTGTCAAAGGTCACTCGAACTTGAAAGCTGAGAACGCCTTTCATGTCGGCGGTATCGTCTTCCAACAGATGGAAAACCCACGCACCTTTTTCCGTGTCGAAGTCGATGGTGCTGTCAGCGTAGGAATAGAAAACGCCACCTAATCCCACCTCGACATCCGCTACGCCCTCGGTTGTGATGGTTTCGCCATCCGCATCGGTCAGCGTCAAGTAGACATCGTATTCGTCACCCTGCATTATGTTCATGTCAGTTTACCTTCCTTATTGAGTCGGTCATGCCATTCGACAATATAGGAATTGCCGCCATTTTTAGTGTAATGGTCATACTCCTCAGACAGCCGAATGAGTTCCTCTTTCGTCAGCTTCACCCCACGCTCGGCAGAGGACAGGGCTTGGACGATGTAATTTTTGCAGTTGTCCATGTCCAGTTTCGCCACCGCCGCATCCGTCTTGTCGAGCCGCTCCGTGATGACTTTTGTCTGCTGAGTAAACAGGCCATCCAATGCTTTTTTGATCGCTTTCACAATCGCTCCTATCGAGCCGCCCAAGGCAACCACAAAGGCCAGTGCCGTTGCGATATCTCCCAAAGTCAGCGCACCCATTTTTATGCCTCGCTCTCTTCGGCTCGGCGGTCGAACGCTTTCCACTCAAGCGAGATGCCCTCGTTGGTCATCAGCACCGCTGAATGGAGCGGTAAAGCGGATATAGCCGCCGCCGCAAGGATGGTGTAGTAGGTGGACATTGCCTCGTTCAAATCGTCTTTCTGATTGATGAGCGTTGCCACCGTTCCGTCTGCCGCCGTCTGAATCTCTAAGATTAAATACTTCATGTTCCGCTCCTTCCGTTAGCTAAAGTAGAATCCGTCAACACCAACACCGACATTCCCACTCGATGCGCCTTTTACCCATACATAGTAGGTTGTCTGTGCGGAGAGATAACCGCTCCATGTGCATCTCGCTCTTGTGTTCTGAGAGTCCACATTGCCCTCAATCTGCATATGCCCACTATTCACGGCAGATGAACTGTCGCTGATGCCAACTGCCGCAGGGCTAACTGCGCTATAATAAGCATGAGCAGTAACTACAAAATACTTTGATGCAGGGACGGTGAAACTCACACCGCTATATGCCCAAGAGGTTGTTGCCGACTTCGTTGTGCTACCGCTAATGTGCGTAGGCTTGAGTGCGCCAATGCTCTCATCGAGTATGCGATAAGTGAAGTTCGATGTCGATGCCGCCAAGTAATATTTGGCAGTTTCATTAGTTGACGAACTGTACTTTGCGTCCTTCGTGTGAACGAAATACAGATGATTCCCAAGCGTTCCGATAGCCCAATCGCCGTCAACTGTCAGCAAATCTAATGCCGGAATATACTGACTTGTGGTTGCCGGAATTGTTCTGTTTCTGAATACGGAGTACGCTCTGCCTTGATACCAAGAAACACTCGCCGATTCCCCATCATATTTGCTTTCAACTGACCATGTGCCGCCACTTAAGAGGAAACGCCATTTAGAGTAGTAGCCTACAGTAAACGCCGCTCCGTAGTTATCGGACGCTTTCTGAACGATAAGGACTTGGTTTCCACCACTATCCCCCCAAATCCTAACAAACACAGTTCGCTTATTTGGCAACGCAGTATTTTGAGCGTTAAGTTTGTCTGTGATGTTGGTGGAATTTATCACAGGAATATACCAATCAGCAAACGCAAACTTGTCTGTAATCTCGGCCTCATGTGTCTGATATGGCGTGAATGTGTCATACCACCCTTGTGCGATTTCACGCATCAATATGTTCGGAATATTGGACGGCGTGATAGTCGAGTTATCGTTGTTCCTCGCAAGGATTCTGATGAAATAGCAATCCGAACTCGTTGTATGGTATGCAGTATGACCGTTGTAACTTGCATATCTTATCCAGTTCCATGAACTGCCATATTCATGCACCTCATAGATGTACCGACTTGCATTATAGGTACGCATCATATACTGCGTACTCTGCTTAACAGGGATGAGCGGAGACAAAAGCCTCGTTGTAGAATCAGAAATCACACCTGTAGCGCTGATTGTCGAGCGAGTGAATGTGTGCCAATCCACCATATTCGCACTCGGCACATCCTTCGTCCACAAGCCTGTTGCGGGATAAGAATATGTCACCGCATCTGACGAGTTGCGGAATGTCAAACCAGTATTGTCGAGAGTCGTGCGCCAAATAGTACCAGTTCCTGCCCCAAGTATGATTCTACCTGCTCCATTCGCATCAGGCCATACAAGGAATGAATACGCATTCCCAGATGATGCATTATCAAGTCTTATCGCAGGATTGTCAATTTTGGGAGTCAAATACAATCTCTGTGAACCATTCTCAAGTGATATAGCACATAATGAAGAAAATATACCAATGCCACTTCCACTCACGTTTGGATTAGACAGGTTTATTTCTCCTGATTCTCCATCAAGGGATATTCTTGTTGTACCAGTACTGTTCCTAAGATATGTAGCTGTCGGCGAATATGCGCTTAATGTATAATTATTTGCAATGTTAAAAAATCTTAATCCGCCACTATTTAAATTCACACGATCGGTTCTGGCACTATTATAACTGCTTATTGTACCAGTACTACCATCGACTTCAAAAGTTGTAGAGCCAGAGCCTGATGTTCCGCTTTTTACAGTTATATAACCCGGATTCCCTTGAGCCGCTGTGGAATTATACCCTCCGAGAGTCAATGTACCCATACTACCAAGCATAAATCCGGGTATTCTCGCAGTAGTCGGCCCCCAATACCCAGAAATTGCTTGTCCGTTTAATGAAATACTCTTTTTAGTTGTTGAACTATCGACATATTCGTTATATATCGCAGACGGAGAAAACCATGTTTGCCAATCACCATATCTAAGAATAATAGAATCTGTATCATCAGCGGCAGTTGTAATATGAATACTCCCGTTTGTGATATTAAATGCTCCTGTGTCGAGGTTCCAACTGTTTTTCCCAAGCGCATCTTGCAGAATCCCTGTCTGAATGACATTGGCGATGATGCGTCCATTCATGTCAACGGCAAAATTGTAAGTGCCGCCGGAGTAGGAAGTGGAGTGGGCAAGGCCGTTGATGTTCCACCGCCAAACGGAAGTCGCAGAGTCAAGGTCTTGATTGTTGGCGATGACCAGTTCCTTCCAAGAGCCGTCTGCGTCTAAGATTTTCGTGATGACTCCGTTGTCGGCAGTTTCGATATCGTGCTGAATCTCCTGCGCCATGTTGGAGACAGCCGCCTTGATGTGCGTGGCGGTAGGGTTGAATTCGGTGGTGTAGTAGAATTCGGAATCGCCATAGCACTCAATCGTCTGCTTGATGCCGCCGTTAAAGGTGGTGGTCATCTTTTGCACATAGCAATAAGCGGTGTTGCCGTCCGAAGTCACCTTAAGAACATCGCCTGTATCGATAGCCGGATTGCCTCGGAATTCAATGGTCATCGGCTTAAATGTAATACCGCCGACATTCGTTAAAATCGTACTGGCGTTTGCGGAAGTAAGGTAGGGATTTTCGCCCACAAGGCCAGTTCCGCTTCCGGCGGTAATGGGGTTGTTCTCTGTCCCTGTGGTCACGGAACTCACAGTAAACGGATCTCCATCACCAAGACCGCCCAAGTAGATTTCGTTGTCCGTTACGGCGTTCTCTGCGTTGTCCTTGTCAGACCATGCGCCATCCAAGGTTATTGCCGTGATGCTTGTGGGCGCAGTTCTCGACATCTTGAGGTTGCAACCAAGAGAGTTAGTCCCCCAAACCCAAGAGAGCATCTGACGGCACGTTCCTTCGTACAGTTCGTCCACATAGCCTGTCAGAGAAACAGAGTGCGAAACGAATCCGGCCTGTGTGAGGACATCCTCGGCGATGTCATCAACAGAGTATCCGCTACCGCCCTTCACAACAGTAGGAACGTACTGCTTGTTCAGCTTGGAGAATTCGTCATAGGCCACCACCTTCGTGGAAAGCTTGGAGCGGTCGATTTCTGAAATGTAGAATCTGCCGTTCCAAATGTACTCAACCGTGGCGGTATCGTTCTCGATGCTACCGACAGGGGCTGTGCCAGTATCCTTGGTCACTACGCCCATATATGTATCTATATAGGAGTTGGCAAGCGAGACTCCGGCAGGGAGTCCGCTATTAAAGAATTCCACCTCGACATAACGAGAAACAGCCCCACCAAACATGGGGCGTTCCTCGTCCGCAAGCTGTTCGTGGAGCGTGATGGAGACAAGCCCATCCACCCCACGAATCAGCTTAGTGGAGTCATTGTTAAATTTGATATAGCCCCGGCACTCTCGCTCCGTGGCGTATATCGCACTCTTGTAGTCCGCAGATGTAGTCCGCATCAGTTTCCCTTTCTCACATCTCGATGAAATTCATCGACAAGCTTGCGTACATCCATGAGGTGGTATCGCTACTCGGATACCAGTAAACTGGCATGGAGCGGTCACCGACATATACCCAGTAGGTCTGCCTCGTTCCACTTTTCGGATCGACAACGGTTAGCCGAAAACTCGCTTCCTCGGTTGCGTTGAGGATGGTGGTCAACTGACTCTGCGTCAGAGCCGCCCACTTACAATTAAACTTCCGTTTAATCGCCACCCTGTCTCTAATCATCGTTCCGGCGGCGTTGCGCCCTGTGGTTGCCGCATCTACATCGTAGATGTCCGGCGTGTATTCTTGGGGGTAAGGAAGGGTAACAGTATTATTGTTGCCCTTCGTTACCACTAACTCGGTAGTCACAGTTGCCATAACTATCTCCTCAAGTCAGCAAGGCACTACGCCCTGTCGCACGAACTACATTGTTGTTGCGCCGTACGGTATTCCGATAAATGACCTCGCCGTCCAAATAGATGTCACCGCCCTGCGGATTCGCCGCTAACGCCGCAGTAAATGCGTTGTACAAGGCCGCACTAAGCTGTTCACTATTCATAACGCCTGTGCGCCCACCGAACGTGCCAACCACTTCCGGCGATGCCCCTCGCTCACCTGCCACAAACATCGTCCCGGCATCCGGGAAACCGCCGGAAGCGTACTGAGTAATGGATACCTTCGAGGAATTTGCTCTCTTGGCGGCGTTCTCGCTTCTTGTAACGGACTCGCCCACGTTTGCTATCGCCATGACGGCCTGTTTCGCTCGGTTAGCAAGGTCATCAATCGCCGCCTTTGCGCCGCTTGTATCGACTTGAATGTTCAGCTTTTCCGGGTCTCTTTCCCACCTCGGAACAAACTGAACGGTCTGATCGAGATATGGAAGTTTCTGCTTCTCAAGTGCTGCAATCGATCCATCATACTGCGTTGTATCAAGCGTCAGATTGATAGGCTGTATGTTTTTGTGGAATAATCTGTTCCACGCATCGATTGCGCCGTTGATATCATCTTCCAATGGCTTAAGCAACCAAGCGTTAATCTTTTCTAATATCCATTTGACGGCAACATTGATGGCTTGCTGAAATTCTATCCAAGCATTGTGGAGTTCAATGCCCATGTTCTTCCATAGCCTTATGAAGAAATCTAAGATAGGTGCTATGACGTTGTTATGCACCCACCTTACGCCAAGTGCGATAGCATTAACCGCATCGCTGAATACGCCAAGGACAAGGTTAATCGCCCCTGCGCCCAAGTCGATTACGGCCTTCGCTATTGCGGCGGCAGTATCAATAAGTGCGACCTGTGCGCCTTTTACATCGCCGTGAGCGAGTGCGTAAATCGCCTTGGAAAGGCTTGAAACGGCTGTCAGACCATTCTGTAAAACGCTCCTCGATGTTCTGATGAGGGAATCCCCGGTAGATGTCCCGGTACTGCCAAGGTTGTCAAAGAAATCATCTATTTTCTTTTGCGCTTTGCCGATTGCATCCGCAATGTCATCGCCAAAGAAAGCAGATGCGGCAACAAACGTACCAAGGATGCCCTTCCAACCAAGGAATTTAGCGGTGTTAAGCGCCGCCCATGCGCCAAGGACAGTACCGATTAACTTCCAATCTATACTGTTCAGCATATCCGCTATCTTTTTGGCTCTGTCGGAAACGTCTGCCTGTACGAACTGCGTTGTTGCGGCAACGGCATCTTTGTTGTTTCCGTTGTCCCCTTCAAGTCGGTTAATCTCATCGAAGCCAAGAAGCGTCCGTTTCAGTTCTTTCGCTTCTTTCGTGCTTGCCTCTAAGTCTCCAAGGACAGCTTTTGTGTACCGCCCATTCTCATCCACGTTCCCTGTGATAATGGAGAATACTTGGGCAATCATGTCCGCAAGTTTACTGAACCAATCCACGATCTGAATCACAATAGGGATGAGAGATTCAAGAACAGGCCGCAACGCCGTGGCGAAAGAGTTCTTTAACATGAGAACGTGCTTTCTCAAGTTATCAACCGCCGGGGCAAACGCCGTTCCTACTTCTTGGCTATATGTATATAAATTTGTTAATCCCTCTTTTACAGCGGATGTGATCGCTTTCAGCGCAGTTCTTATCGCTCTATAGAAAGCGATTCTGCCAACCGATGCAAGCAACTTTTTAAACCCGGTTGCGGCTTCTTTCGTTGCCGCCGCAAGGTCCTTATGCTCTTTCGCCAGTTTTGCGGTCTGTTTTGCCGCCTTTTCTTCCTTCTCCGGGATGGCGAGAGGCATACTCGTTCCCTTAGTTGCCTCGTTAAAATCATAGATGAGGCTTCTGTAGGATTCCGATGTTTTATCCTTGCCAAGCGCATCGTATTTCTTTATCTTTGCGAGAAGAGAATTGACCCTTTTCATGTGGGCTTCCGCTTCTTTTTCTCGCTGTTTTAATACCGACTTGATGGTATTAGAAACGCTCTGTTCTGTCTTTACACGTTCCTGTGCGTATTCCTTGACAGGGTTTCCCCCGGCATCCATCGCAACATCTTTGAACTTTGTTGCGGTTTCAAGGACTTTCTTCGCCGCACCGCTTGACTCGTTAGTTATATTCTTTAACGCTTTAGCGATTGAGTTAAGCCGCATTCTGACAGGAACAGCAACGCCGGATAAATCGGTAAGCCGCTTTGTAAGAGTGCTGATGGAACGAGAGGCCTTACTCGCATCGGCAGAAATGACTATATTTAGATTGTCGATGCTTGTAGCAGTAGCTTCAGCCATTGTTATCTCCTCTCTTCCTGTTACGCACAACGCTTAACGTGTGGAGTATTTTCCTTTGCTTCTCGGCCTTTCGTTCGGCCTCTGTAGTAGGGATGGGATATTCCATATAAGGTTTTCCTTTCTTCCCCTTTTGAGCAAAAGCATTAGAAAGAACCGTTCCGAAAGCATCACAATTATATGCACCCATTAGGTGTAGAGTTTGATTGCGGTAGACTTCCCTGCACTCCCACGCTCTTTCGTAGTCATCGCAAGCGTCCCTGTCTGCTCCGTCTAAAAACTCTTCCCTTGGCATACCCATTGCCATGTAGTAAGCACACAATTCGCTTACATACTGGCCTACTGTGAGCGTTTCCTCTTCTTTGCCTTGGTATATGGGCGATGCGCTTATTTCACCGCCCAGTTCACGTTTCCCTTTGGCTTGCTTGTGATGTATTCGATCTCGTCCTTAAGC